TCTTAATGCTTTTGACCTACAAGTAGGTGATAATGTAAGCATTACCAATAGTCGTTTTGGTTGGACTAATAAGTTGTTCGAGGTTGTAGCATGGAGCTTTGGTGTTGAGGACTACCAGCTACAGGTAAACCTTGTACTTCGTGAGACTACATCTGGTACTTACGACGAATATGCTCACACAGACTTTGAGTCTGACAACACAAACCTACCGGGGGCTTTGGGTGAGGTTGTAGTTGGTGGAGATGTAAACTCTACTACGGCTCCTACAGGACTTACTGCTGGTGGCGGCCTTAAACAAATTAAAGTTAGCTGGTCAAACCCTTTAAACAACAATTACTTTGAAACCAAAGTCTACAGAAACACTACAAACAATTTTTCTGGTGCCACTAATATTGTTGATGTTACTGGAGAATCCTACATAGATGATAATAGTGGTACAGGACTTCCGCCAGACTCTCAGTATTTTTATTGGGTCAAAGCTGTTGATTCTGGTGGTGTGGATTTAGGTGCGGGACAAATTGGACCTGCCAATGCCTATACTAAACTTGCACAAACAGATGACATTCAGGGAAGAGGCGTTACTAATCCCTTAACCACCAAATTTCCCCCCGACAATGCCCAGAACCCATCAAGCTATTATGAAGATGTTTCCCCAAACGATGGGGCGGTAACTTTCATACAACTGGCTATTACCCCTGTTGGCACAAAAGTGTTAATTTCTTGGGATGCGTATTGTCACGATGGAACTAATACTGCTGATCCAAAAATAGACTTTGTCTTAAAAAGAACTCAGAACGGTAGTACAACGACTATACAACGGTGGACGGACGTTCAAATGACAGGTGTAGGTACAACTTTTAATGGTTCTGTTTTGGATACAGCAGTATCTGCCAATGCGCAAGCAACGTATAAACTCTCTGCTCAAACCATTACTACAGGCGGAGCCAGTCTTTACTTCCAAATAAGAGCGGCAAATATAACACTGACGGATTTAAAAAGATAGTGCCTAACTACATTATATACAACACAGAAACTGGTAATATTAAAAGGTCTCTTTCTTGCGAAGAAGCTGACCTTGTTCAAAATATGGAAGAGGGAGAAGGTAGTCTTATTAGTCAAGAAGACGTTGCATACAAAAGAGTTGTAAATGGAGTTTTAGTTGATATTCCTGCTGAAGAGCGAGAAACTTTAGAACTAAGTGTGGCTTTAATTGACCTCAGATCTACACGAAGGTACTTACTAAAACAGTCAGACTGGACCCAAGTTCCAGACGCACCAGTTGACAGTGCAGCTTGGGCAGTGTACCGTCAACAACTCCGAGACCTGCCAGCTAACACCACAGACCCAAGGAATGTAGTATGGCCAGAGCCACCCTCTTAATCTTTACCGGGATATTCTGGGTAGCACTGTTTGGCCTCTTCTGGGCTACCAACTCATTTTCCCACGATGGGGGGTCTATTTCCCACGAGGGGGGTTTCTCAAAGCGGTCTGAGCAGCATTTAGCAGAAATTCATATAGATTTGTATGAAGTTGTTTTCCTTGCTAGACTTCTATCAGAGGTTCCATTTGAGATCACTGATGGAAAGAGAACAATAGAAGAACAAAGACACTACTACGAGACAGGCAAGAGCCAGACGATGAACTCTAAGCATCTGACAGGCCATGCAGTTGATGTAGTACCAACCCCTGTAACATGGGATAAAGAAGCCTTCCTGCCGATTGCAGAGGCTATGAAGAAAGCATCCGACATACTCGACGTTCCGATAGTCTGGGGAGGTGACTGGCGTACCTTCAAGGACTACCCCCATTTCGAGTTAAAGGAGAGACCTGATGGTCATTGAGTTTCTGAGCATGGTAGGGGTGCCGATTGTTGTGGCACTTCTATCTTCTGCGGGTATCTGGCGCTTCTTTCAAGCGAGGACAGAACAAGAGCATGAGCGTAGATCGGAGTTCCGTAGGACATTGCAGGACCAGATTGATACCCTATCCGAACAAGTAGGTAAGTTGAACTACCAAAAAGAATCACTACTCCGAGAGATTGGCGAACTCCGTGAAGCCTTAGCTGAAGCAAAGACAACGATCTTGCACCTTGAAGAGCTTCTTCGGAGACGCCCTTATGATAACCACTAGAATCCTTGCAGCCCTGTTCGTAGTCCTGTTCACTCTGACCGCCTGTACCGGCCTGAGTCTAGCCACAAAGGGCGCTACGCTCTTGGCTGAGTCTACTGGTAATGCTCAGATTGAACAGGCTACAGAGATACTCACAGAAGTAGCAGGAGACGCAGTACCCCTAGCTGGTATCGTAAACATAACAAACACAAATTGGGTTATGCTTGGCCTGTTGATCTTGGGTTGGATACTTCCATCTCCCGGTGAGATACTAAGGACCATCTTTAACCCTATCGGATGGCTAATCAAAACACTCCTAATCAAGAAATAAGATTAGTCCAGACAAACTAAAACCCCCGCAGGTTGGTTCCTACGGGGGCTCTTTTATACCTAGATTTTGGAGTATCTAGAACTTTAGGCCAAAGCCAGCGGTGATACGACGATCAGTGCTTTCAAACTGGTCATCATAGCCCCAGCTTACACGACCATCAAGATAGACATTCTCGGCAAGGTCTAGCTTGTAGCCAGCCCCTACTTCGCCACCATCCCACTCAAGGGACCAGCCATCAGCCCCTACACCAGTGTTGGCAAAGACATACTCACCACCGATGATACCCGGCTGTAGTGCGACTTCAAGGTCGCCTGTAACGTCACCCCATTCGTTGTTATCACCAAAGCCAACAAGGTCTCCACCGTCTTCTCCCCAACCGTAGTTGATACCGGGAGTGATGACAAACTTTCCAAACTCTACGTCGGTGTAGGCTCGCACTTGAAAGTTGCCATCAGTGGAGCCAGAAAGCTCCCCATAGGCTGACAAAGCACCAGAGCCTACTCCTGTACCAACAGACAAGGTAGTCTGGTCCTCAAAGGTAGTCCCCAACTCAACGTAGGTATTCCCTACAGGCGTTGGGGCCTCTTGTGCAGTTGCTACACCAGCAACCATAACAGAGACGGCAATCAGGAGATTCTTCATATATTCCTCTTATTATTCTTATTGGAGAATGGGTGGGAGCCGAAGCTCCCTTCTGTTCCAAGGCCCCCCAGAGGCCCGTCCCTTACGCTGCTACAGCGAGGGAAGGTGCAACATAGTTGTTAGCACTTATCAAGGTTGGTTCTTACGGAACCACTCGGTTGCCTCATTGTAGCATCAAGCACCAGTCGATCCTAGTTCACCCCCATAGGAATGGTGGAGGTGTCGGGTACTGCCCCCGAGTCCTGCATACTGTCTTCTACAAATCAACGGCCAACTACTAGACCAGCTTCAAGGTCTTATGTCCCTTGGGGGTGGTCCCTGTTTCTGCGTATATCACAAGCTCATCAGCCCAAGTGCCGGGGGTAATCTCTGACAGGTACTTGAGAAGGGTTTTCTTACGGACCCTGACAGGCACTCTCACAGCAGCGTTAAGGCTAACTGTACCGTACACCATATCAGCATCTTCTACGAGCTTCTTGAACTTCTTTAGGTTGTATGCCTTCATAATACCCCTAACTCTGTGTAGAAGTAGTACACGTCTTTGGTGTAGTTCATCTCATATCGATGAAGCTCGATGACGTTGTTCATGGTGTCGCAACCATTCGCTCGAACAAAGGCATCAGCAAACACAAAGGCTTCCTCAAAGTTCATAAGCTGCCCCGCCTCAAGGTCTCTGACAGCTATCTCTGGCATCTCAGTGGCTACAATAGCACTCATGGCCTCTAGGTAGTCGATGGCCTTTTCCATCTGGACCACACCACACTCATTGTAGTCTGCTGCAATCAGAGAAGCTATGTCACGAATATCAGCAACAGCTTTTCCCGTGGGGTCTGCTACAGCAACAGTGCTGAACAACAACCCAATAAGTGTGGCTACGATCCTCATAAGACTTCCTTACCCTCTAACCTGTTAATTTCCATCTCGGCATACCGCATGACCTTGCGTAGGTCAGTGATACGAGACTGCTTGTAGTCCTGATCCGGGTACATCTTATGTCCTGCTCGACAGGCATACTTTACTATGTTGCCAATCTCAAAGGACAGCCTGTTCTCCATGATAAATGTAACAGGCTCTATGTTGTACTGTGTGTAGTGACTAGGCTTAACCACGATATTATCTGTATCGTCTAGCTTTGGGTGAGCAGTATACAGACCGTCATCCTCTATCTCTTTAGCCATAGTGGCCTCCCTTAAATCTTCTCCTGCATAAAGATCGAAATCCACTGTTTGCATACTTCACTCCTAACTACGTCGTCAATTGTAAACTCAATTACCGGGACGTTCACAGCGTATCTCTGACTTAGCTCAACGATCTTTGCTAGACCGTTGGCATCCTTCAGATCAGACTGCTGTACGTCACCATTAAGAACGATCTTAGACCCTTCTGCCACCCGAGTCAACAGCATTTTTATCTCGTGGGTGGTAATGTTTTGAGCCTCATCTACAATGATAAAGCTGTTCTCGAAGCTACGACCCCTCATCAGGGCTAGGGGGGCTATCTCGATATTCCCGCTCTTTAACGAGGTTTCGACAACACCCTTCCCCATCCACTGTTCCAGAACGTCTAGAGTTGGCATAGCCCAAGGGGTAGCCTTCTCTAGCACGTTACCGGGGAGGAACCCTATCTCTTTGCCTACAGAGACATGCGGCCTAGTGATGACAATCTTTTCGATGGTCTTGTCTAGGTACATCTGAGAGGCATAACTAGCCGCTATGTAGGTCTTACCCGTCCCCGCTGGTCCCAGCACTATCGTCTGTGGGCTGGTCTTTAGTGCGTTTAGGTACAGCCTTTGCCGTTCCGTCTTTGGTTCCAGCGGTGGCCTTTTTGGTAGTTGGGGCTGATGGTTCTTCTTGGATGACTTCCGTCCAACCGTTTTCGTCATGTCGAATTAGTTTCGCTTCTTTAACAGGTATATGAAAGAACATTTCGCCCTTACTAATCTTAGGGCCATAGGCTTCTTTGAGTTGGTCTAGGGTCAGTTGCTTCCCTCGGACGATCCAGCACTCTTGGAGGTCACTACGAAATACGAAGAACGTAATCGTTGCGTGCTTTTGTAGGAGCCGTGCCTTCCGCCCCGGAATGCGGAGGTCTTTCCAGTCCTCTGGCCAACCCTCTTTCCAAGCTGTTTTGACCTCTGCTTCACTGTAGAAAGTCTCCCCATCTTTAGTTGATACTACATCAGCAAGGTAGTCTTCCTTCACCCGCTTGATATGATGCCCTTGTTGCTCAAGGTAGCTAACGAGAGCATCCTTAGCTTTGCCATCAAACTTATTGTAACGTTCCTTGTCGAACTTAGCGTAGTTCTTTGTCATGCTCTTCTAGCTCCTTATAGCCGCCGATGTACTCTCCCTCATGGTTCCATATCTGAGGTACTGTGTCAAGTCCTGACCACTTCATCAGGCTTTTAATATACTGGTTCTCGTAGCGAGTAATATCAACCTCGACGTAAGTTCTATGCGAGGCCCCAAGCTCCTTCTTCGCCTGCTGACAGGCAGGACAGTTGGGCTGAGTGATGATGGTGTAGGGCATTAAGTCTTCTCCATAAGTGCTTTCCAAGATACGGGGAATAGGTCAGTCATATACTCTGCGATCTGTATTGC